GCATAGCAGCAGCTGAACGTTCGCAGAATACCGGTGAAAAACTTCGCCTTGAAATGATTGATCGCGGAGTCAAACTTCTTGCTGAAGCTGCTGAAATTCAACGCGAAAAGATTTCACAGGCTGATAAAGATGCAAAGCTGCAAGGGATTGCAGATAGGTTTCAAGCCAGTCAAGCGCAATATGCACGTGAGATTGCTGCGTTCCAGAAGCAAAACATTGATGCTCTGCCTTTTTATGTGAATGAGCTTGAACTAATTACTTCTGAATATGGCAAGAACGTAGTGGCGGCCAAGCAGTTCACTGCTGAACAAGAAAAGCAAAAGCAACTTGCTGACAGCATCGGCAACAGCATCGGGCAGGGTATGGCATCCGCGTTTGATGCGTTGATCACAGGCGCTGAAGGTTTTGGGGCAAGTCTGCAAAAGATTGCATCTGGCGTATTGACTGACATCGCCAAACAGTTGATGCAGATTTATGTGATTAACACCGCAATTAATTCAATATCAAGTTTCTTTGGTCCTAAGACAGGTGGCAGCTCATTGTTTAAACCAAACTTTGCCGCCCTTGAGTTCGTCGGCAACGGCATGGTCGCTGCAAATGGCATAAAGCCGTTCGCTATGGGTGGCGTTGTGAGCCGGCCTACCTTGTTCCGCTTTGCCAATGGTGGAGCTGGAAACCTCGGCTTGATGGGTGAGGCAGGCCCTGAGGCGATCATGCCGCTGAAGCGTGGACGTGACGGGAAGCTAGGGGTTTCAGGCAGTGCTAATACCAGCATCGTTGTTAATGTCGATGCAAGCGGTTCAAGCGTTCAAGGTAATGCTTCAGATGCAAATGCCTTGGGTCGTGTCGTTGGTGCAGCAGTTCAAGCAGAATTGATTAAGCAGAAGCGCCCTGGAGGCTTGCTTGCATAATGGCCACGTTTACTTATACGCCAAGCTTTTCTGCAAGCGAACAAAGTCAGCCACGTGTGCGGCGTGTGCAGTTTGGCGATGGCTATGAGCAGCGCTTGCGGTATGGCTTGAACACTGATCCTAAGATTTGGCGTTTGTCGTTTGCCAACAGAACTGATAGTGAACGTGACAACATCCTGGCATTTTTAGAGGCAAGGGCAGGCTCTGAATCCTTTGACTGGACACCGCCTCGCGGGACAGCTGGTAAATATATCTGTATGCAATGGTCTGTTGAAATGACTAGTTACAACAACAACACCTTGCAGGCTGAATTTGTTGAGGTATTTGAGCCATGAGCGAGATGTTTGGAGAGCTGCTTAGCTCTAATCCATATGCCATTATTGAGCTTTTTGAGTTGCACCTAGATTTAGAGTTGCATGGTAGTAGTGAGATAGTTCGTTTTCACGCTGGCGTTAATCAGAAAACCCCGGCCGGTGATATCTACTGGCAAGGTGAGCCATACCAACCGCTACCTATTCAGGCTGAAGGCTTTGAGTACAGCGGCAATGGCCAGCTCCCACGGCCGCGAATCCGAGTTTCAAACCTGCTCGGCAGCATTTCAGCATTGTTGCTTGGCGTCAATGAGATCACACCCGGTAATGATTTGACAGGTGCAAAGCTAATTCGTATTCGTACGCTTAGCCGGTTCCTGGATCCAGTCAATTTCACTGGCGGCGTCAACCCTTATGGCACACCAGCAAATGAGGAGATGCCCCGTGAGGTCTACTACATTGACCGTAAGGCAATTGAAAACCGCGAGATTGTTGAGTTTGAGCTTGCCGCAGTTTTTGACCTAGCTGGTGTTAGAGCACCAAAGCGTCAAGTCATTGCCAACATCTGTCAGTGGAAATACCGCAGTGCTGAATGCGGTTATACGGGCACAAATTATTACGACGAATACGACAATCCGTTAGGCGCAACACCTGCAGTCAACTTTGCCGCAAGTGCATTTGGTAACCAGCTAACGGCCGGCGAGACACTAAATAACGGTGACTACATCACATCTGCCAACGGATGGTACAAAGGGATCATGCAAAACGACGGCAACTTTGTCGTCTACAAAAAGCCTGGCCCGCAAGGCATTCCTGGTAACAATGCAGTCTGGGCAACCAACACTGTTCGGGGCAGTGGGTCGTACCAGCTCAGGATGCAAACCGATGGCAACGTTGTCCTCTACAGGAATGGCAGCGAAGTGCTGTGGGCAAGCAACACCGCCTCAACAGCTTCGCCCACCACCGTTTCCTTTATTAACTGGTATCCCACCAATGTAAGCATTGGCCGTAGTGGCGGTTTTGGCTATGAGATGGTTGGATCCTCGCCCAGCGCTTTAGGACAAACGCAATCTGTCACTTACACCTTTACGATCAGTGCCGGTAAGACAATTCGGTTAACTGTTGGCTTTGGTTCTGTTGCTTTGGAGCCAACGCATTACACGGGTTTGCCGTTTGCTTGGTCTGCTAATTCCTATTCAATTGTGAGTTCCACAGGCGTTTGGTACCAAGGCGAAGTTTTTAATGCAACACGAACCCTAAGCAGTGGCAATCCTTTTAGAAATCACAACCCCGATGTAGATGTTCTTGACTCAGCTGGTCCACAGCTTGAAATCACTGGCGTCACCGGCAACGTAAACAACCGCCTTACCCTCAACGCTGATGGCGGCTTGACCGTTTACACCAACACAAACACAGTGTTGTACGCCTCGGGCTACAGCAACAGCAATGAACCTTTGGTGACCACCGGCACGGTCGACCCACTGCGGGATGTATGCGGCAAGCGCATTAGCTCTTGCAAAAAGCGTTTTGGTGATTATGCCGATCTACCGTTTGGATCATTCCCAAGCGCTGGCACCTTCTACGGATGACCCACTGGAAACACGACGCATTGGAGCACGCGCTTCAGGAGGCGCCACGGGAAGCGTGCGGTTTGGTGTTGGTTGTCAAGGGGCGCGAGCGTTACTGGCCATGCAAAAACCTTGCCGCCGACCAGGACTTTTTTGTCATTGACCCAGAGGACTATGCCGCTGCTGAGGATGCCGGCGAAATAACGGCAATCTTCCATAGCCATCCACGCAGTCCTGCTCAACCCAGTGAGGCAGATCGCATGTCCTGTGAAAAGTCAGGTCTGCCGTGGTTTATCTGCAACCCTGGCACCCAGATGTGGTGCGAGATTCATCCAACCGGCTATAAAGCTCCGCTAATCGGGCGGCAATGGGTGTGGGGCGTAAGCGATTGCTGGACCTTGGTGCGTGACTGGTACAAGGAAGAGCTGGGGCTTGATTTGCCGGATTGGAATCGCCCGCCATCAATGATGGACTTTCACCAAGCACCATGGTTCGAGAAGTATTGTTCGGAAGCTGGTTTTGTTGATCTGGGCCTTAGCGCTCCTGAATATGGCGACGCGATACTGATGCAACTTGATGGCTCTCCAGGCCTTAATCACGTTGGTGTCTACCTAGGTGACCAACTGTTTTTGCACCATCTACGCGGCCGCCTAAGCAGTCGGGATTTATGGGGCGGCTACTATCAGAAGAGCACTGGCTTGATCGTTCGGCATACCAGCAGGTGTTGAGATGTTCCGAGTCATCAAGGTTTACGGCAAGTTGGCCAAGCACTTGGGACAACGGAGTTTCAAGGCTGCGGTGAAGTCACCGGCTGAGGCCATCCGTTTCCTGCTGGCTAACTTCCCAAGCCTTCGTGGTGTGATGAGCGAGGGTGAATATCAGGTAACCGTTGGCCGTCTTGGCTTGCAGCTGTCTGATGAGCCGATGCAGCTTCACTACCCAGCAGCGCCGCAGGAAGCCATCAGGATCGTTCCGGTTGTTGGTGGTGCGGGAAGCGGCACTGGCCAGATCTTGGCAGGCGTAGGACTGATTGCTGCCGCAATTCTTTTGGGCCCTGCTGCTGGTGGTTTTCTTGGCCTAGGTGCTGGTTTGGGTGGGGCGACTGGTGCAGGTTCTGCCGTCAGCCTTGGACTTGTGGGCGGTGGCTTTGCGTCTGCTATTGGCGCTGTCGGTGCAGCCTTGGTGCTTGGTGGTGTTTCTCAGTTACTGACCCCAACCTCAACAATTAGTTCTGGGACTGACAGCGCAACAGATCCCAAACGTTCATATTCGTTTAGTGGCATTCAAAACGTCAGCCGCCAGGGCGTTCCGGTACCTGTGATTTATGGCGAAGTTTTTACAGGCAGCGTCATTGTCTCTGCCGGTATCAACACCGATGAAGTCTGACATGGACAAGCATCTGATTGCTGGCGCTGGCGGCGGCGGTGGCGGTGGTGGTGGTAAGGGCGGCGGCGGTGGTGGTGGCGG